TCACTTCGCATTGGCCTGCCGGACAGTTTTGTCGGCCCCGTTGTGCCTGAAATCGCCAGATAGAGACACCGATAAGGCACTCGCTTTCAGCATAAAGAGAAATGAATTTGCCGAGTAGGCTTCGCTCCAGTAATTCGCAACACCGGTTCCGATATATTCCGAATAGGCCTCGTCAAGGATATATGCAAGCTGGCTGTCCGATAGTGTCGGAATCAAATCTAATATTGACAGTAAATCTGCCATACTCCTAACACCTTTTTCATCAGACTGCTTGCTGTGAACGCCGAGAAATTCGAAAATAGGATTTTCCGGTGATGTCATTTGCTCTCGCAGCCGCATATAGGAATCGGTATCAATCTTCTCTAGGCCGAACTCTAAACGGCGCAAACGTATATGCGTATCAATTAACTCCCACAATGCCAGGGTATACGACCACTGCCTCCTGAGTTTGTAGTCGACGCCGAACGCCTTATTGACTGCTTTGTACCTTTCACGGAATATCGGCAAATGCAATTGGAGAAAACTTTTCAGTTCGGTGAACCTGACACTCGCCAAGGATGGGTCTTTCCGGATCTCATCGCGACAGGATTCGAGTGCTTCAATAAGCACATCATGCTCGACTTTGAGCAGGTCGGTAGGACTTGAGTCGTCCTCAGTGTTTCCAATGGCTTTGATCCTGTCGTCGGTGCAGAGGTCCGCAACAGCTTCCGAAAAATCGGACCACGCGGCTAGTGAAATTCGGCGCACAGCTTCTATCTGAACATTCTGAGTGTAATCAGACCTTATTGTCTCTAGCACGACTAAGGCGACAGGAACACCGATAAGAAATCCGGTGATGCCGGCCAGGATATTCGGTATATAGGCGTGGGCCTTGAGCCACTCAGCGTTAAATCGAAACAGCCACTCCGGGTGAGTGAATCCTATCCCAAGATCGGTCAGCCAAAGCGATACACACATACTGATGCCGCCCCAAAACATCAACGCCAAAACCACTCTAGTCACGCCGCTGAAACCGAGATACGTACGTACTACACTCCATTTTTTGACCCTGCTCAACCTGTTTTTTCCCACGGCCAGATGCTAACTGACCATGCGCATCAATTGGTCCTTTAAGTCATCAGCGATTTCGACGCCGTTTCCGTACGGATTTCGCGTGCTTTCGGTAGCCCTTCGTGAGCGTGCGACCTTCGCGGTGTGCCGCCTTCGGGTTGAACCGCTTCGCGCTGATCGCCGTGGTCGGGAACACATGCGCTCGCAGACTGGTCATCCGGCGATGGTCGGTGTGAGCACGGGCGACGTGACGGCCCACGATGCGACGGCGGGTGATCGCGGTACGGGTACGGCTCACCGGGTGCGCCTGTGTCGCGGCCACCGCTCCCACGGCCACGGTCAACCCGCCCACAACGCGACGGCGTTTGCGGCGCGCCTATCGTCGGCCTGACTGGCTCCAGTCGATGCGAACCGGCCCCGGCTGTCTCGGTCGTATGTCCGCTTGCCATTGCGACCAGCACGACGGGTCACAGCGCACCCCACACCCGCGCATAGGGGCGCACCGAAACCGCCACGTCAGCATCGAGGCGTTCCAGCAACCGCAATTCCCCGCCCGTCTCAGCATTGCCCAGAATGCCGAACGGAGCGTGACGACGTGCGAACAACCGGGACGCTTGCAGCATGGTGGCCAACTTGATCGCATCCGGCACGGCAGTCCAGCCGAACAACGCCGTAACGGCGATCTGTTGATCGCTTGGAACCGACAACCCCCGTGGTAGCAGCAGTTTCGTCCACGGACGCCCGTCAAGTACCGCGTTGACCGGAGTCGGAATGTATCCAGTGACCGGTACGCCGTCCAATTCGACCGCCAGGGCCGTGGTGGTCATTACGTCATCGATAGCCACCGTGTAGCGGTGTTGCAAGCCGAACGGACTGACCGAATCGAATGTTGCTGTGTAGACGCGTGTTTGCGGTTCATCGACCACACCGAATTGCCTATCGCACGCACGATCCACCGACCGTGAGGCCGTTTCAATGGCCAGTTTGAGTTCGTCCTCACTGCCGGTGGTGCCGTCAGCGATGAACGACCGCAGTTCCGTCGTTTCGCAATACGGGGGCTGCCACGCCATGACGTTCTCCTAGTGCTTCGCTGGCGATTTCGCCGGAGCGGCCTTGACGGGTGCTTTCGCAACCGGCTTCGGATCGATCTGTCCGGCGCGTTCGGCGATTTCGGCGTTGAGTTCGCCCAGTTCTTCGAGCAAGTCGGCTTTACGCTTCGCCAACTGCGCCACGGATCGCTGTGTCATTGTGTACTCCAATCATTTTCGGTGGCCCGGCGGCACAACCCGCCAGATTCAGACTGTGCCACCGGGGTTTTCACCATTCCACCGGACAAGTGGCTCTAGCTGACTTCGTTGGCCAGCACGCGGTATGCGGCGGTGTCCTGCGGAACACCGTCAGCCCGTGCCCACAGGGTGTAGCAGATCTGACCCTCATTGGCATAAGTGAAGGGGTTGACAATGAGGGTGAGATCCTTCACGCGGCGAATGACGTAGCCCGCCTTGATGTCTCCGAATGCACCCCACTTGGTGGTCCCGCCATCGGTGTACGTCGGCCACGCCTGATCGATGAACACCGGATAGCCCAGAAGGGTGGTGTTGTGCGGCCCGGTCGAAATACCTTCGGCTGCCGGATTGAGCAGTGGACGACCGTCGCCGTCAACCACCTTTTCGAGCATGGCCAGCGTTTGATCGTTGAAGGTCCACGCGGCAGCACTGCGATAGGCGGGGTCCACCTGGTGAACGGCGTCCACCAGTTCGTCATACGCCGGTGCCGCTGCGTCGAATGTGTCTGCCGCTACCGAGATTCCGGTATCGATACCGAACGGCTCGGTGGTGCCATTGCCACCCACCCAATCAACGGCCTGTTTGCGTCCGATGCGCTCACCGAGTTTGCGTTCCACGAGTCCCTGAATGTCGAACGCGGAATCTTGCAGCAATTCAACGGAAACCTTCAACGGCAACTGTCCAGCACCCGGCGCAACGTACTTGAACGCGGAGAGTGTTTTCTCCCCGAAAACGAAGTCGGCCCCACCAGATGTCGGGGCGGTGTTCTCGGCGGCGATCACACCACTATTCGAAGTGTCATCGAGCGTGGGCCAACGGATCGGTTCACCCGCCGTGGTGGTAATCGTCTCCACCGCAGCCGCCAGGCCACCGAACGCCTTGAGCCGGTCCACCAGCTTGTTGCGCAGAGTCTCGGGCACCAGGAACCCGCCAGCCGATCCCGGTGATGTGCCCTGTGCGCGCAGCTCCACCACATCCTGGTTCTCGTGGCCAGTCCGGAGGTAGTCGTCAAAGGCACGTTCCAGCGTGTCGTCTTGACGGACAGTGCCGACGTGGATCGCAGCGGCCAGCGACGAATTCGGTGCCATGTAGGCCGCTTGGCGGGCTCGGATCTGCTCGGACCGCTGCACGGTCTGCAAACGACCTTCCAGAGTTTCGTACCGCTGGACCTCTTCGTCCGACAGTGGCCGGTCTCCGGCAGCGTCGATGATGCCCTGTAGCGCGGCCATCAGGTCCTCCACGGTCAGCGGAGTGCCCTCGGCCGGTGCGTCGGCAGGTGGTGCGTCGGTAGGTGGCTTGGGCGGCTCACCACCGAACAGTGGCCATGCGTCGATAGCGGCCCGAAATTCGAGTTCTGTGGGGGTGAGGGTGGCGGTCATGGTGATTTCCTTTCGACGGTCTGTGTGTGAATTGCTGCGGTAGTTCCTGTGCTTCATGGCGACCGTCCGATCAGCGCACGATGCCGCGCCCGAATCAATTGAGCCGCACCGCTTTGGGCCATTGCCGGCCGATTCACGGGGATTCTGTCGAGGCTGCGCAGCATGATTGATGTGCCGGTGTAGGCCGGGAACGTGACGATGGATACGTCCACCAATCGGGACACCGACGTGTGGGTGCGCAGTTGCCGACCGTCTTGGGTGCGGCTCCACGCATCGGCTCCCGGCAGGAAACCGAACGACGCGCCGTTGAGGTCCCCTCGTTGGGCCAGCTCCCGAACGTCGCGGCCCACGGTGGTGTCGGGTAGATCGAGTTCGAACGGCAGCCCCTCGGAATCCACCGACCAGCGCAACGTCCCCGACGACTGACGGCCCAAAAGCTTTGACGGGTCATGGTTGAACAGAGCGCGCACGTCGGTGTGCGTATCTTTGCGTACGGCGTCAAAGGCACTGCGGTGCAAAGCCTCTAGATGCCCCGGCACCTCGGCGTACTGGTCGAATACGGCGGCATGGCCAATGAGCTTGTTGCCCTTGACCTCTGAGCGCAGTTCGACGCCGAAGCGGGTTTCGGTGTTATCCATGACCGGCTACCACCTTTCCGTTCGTGCCCGCCAGGGCGCTCCGGTGGGCGGGTTCGATGTCGTCGGTTGGCTCGGGCGGGATTTCGTCCGGTAGCGGTTCCTCTGGCAACAATCCTTTGTCGGCGGCGATTTCGTCTTTCTGGGCCTGTGTCAACGGTGGCATGTTGCGGATACGTCGCGCTTCATCCTTGGTCAAAAGCCCCGCCTCAACCTGATCGATCAACAGACCGATTTCGGTCTCCGGCGAGGGCTGCACGAACGCGGTGTAATCGAATTCCACCTTTTTGCTTCCGGTCAGCAATCGCGTCAGGCGTTCCTGAACGCGAGTTGTCCACGGCTCCAACGTGTAACGAGCCAGACCACGGTTCTGTTCTTCGATTCCAGTGCCCCACGAAGTCTGTTTTTCGGTCTGTGCCAAATGGAACGGCATGAGCCCGAACCAACGGGCCACTTCTTCGATCTGAAACGCTCTGCTCTGCAAAAACTGCGCGTCTTCTGCCGACAGGGACCACTGACTGAACCGCAAACGCCGGTTGATCACCACGATTTCGCCCGCGTTGTCGGTGCCCTGTATCCGGTTGCGAATGTCGTTCTTGATGGTTTTCGCTTCCTCGGCGGTCAACCCGTCAGTGTCTTCGGGGGTGACGAGACCGCTGGTCATGTTGCCGTTGGCGAACATTCGTGCCGCTGCCTTTTCGCCCGCCATGGTGGTGCCGAACATGTTGCGAGCGACCGCGATAGGGCTCAAGCCACGGATGCCATCGGTGGACAACGCGGGAATGTGGGTCAGTTCTCGTGAGCCGAACTCGCGGGCGGTGCCGTCGTTGAGCGTCACCGTGAAAACCTTGGTGAAATCTTTGGTCATGTCCACTGCGACGGCCAGCGGATGAATCGGTAGCAGGCCGATGATTTGACCAGCCCCGCCGTACAGATGGAACAAGTATGCGTTGCCGTGCAAAAGCAAGTGGCACAACACAGTCTCTTTGAACTCGAATGCCGTCATCGCGTCGGAGCCGGTTCCCCCTGGTGTGTCCAAAAACGAGTTGGCGCGCTCGGTGTAACCGTCTTTGTCGGTGATGATGGTTCGCATCGGCAGGCTGGCGATAGAGCCGGAAATCAGGCTCACGGCCCGGTAGACGGCACTGATACCCAACACCGAGTGTTCACCGACCGGCATACCCGCCAGGTTGCCCGCGCCCAGGCCGAACAGCTCCACGGCTGCCGGGTCACCGATGGACACCGACACTGACCGCGTTTCGACATCATCGAATTGCGGTGCGATGTTTCGGCTCCACGGCCACCACGCCATTCGTGTTCCTGCCTATTGGATGGCAATTTGCCTATCATGGTATCGAATTCGAGAATGATAAACAGCATTCTTCTGCGGCGTTTCTGGACCGATAGGAGCACCCATGGCCGGGACATCTGGAAATGGCAATGCACGGTCGCGTTTCGCCGATACTTCCGAAGGTCCGTGGTTCCGGTGGCCGGAGAAAAAGCCCGCTGACCGGGCAATACGCTTCATTGAAACCTATTGCCGCGCTCCAAAAGGATTTGGCTACGGCCGGCCGATTGTTTTAGCTCAATTTCAGAAGAAATGGATTAACGAAATTGTGGGCGATGGAGTTAGGCAAGCCGTTAAATCAACTCCACGCGGACAGGGAAAATCAACCGAGATGGCCGCGCTCGGCGTATGGGCCACGTTCGATAAAAACGATACGGGTGAGCCCCAGGTTCCAGTCATGGCCACGACGGTCGGCCAGGCCCAGCGAAGCGTGTTCGACGTGGCTTCAAAGATGGTGGCCGCTGAAAATGAATTGTCGTCGCGCTCGATTACCTACACCGCCATTGGCGCTGCGCGCATCGTGGCCAACCCCGCCTGTGGGGGCGGTTCGATGTTCCCCATATCGAACGATCCTGACGGCCTGCAAGGCTTGGACCCGTCGTTGGCCATCGTGGACGAAATCGGGTTCCAGCGGCTCGAATCATGGACAGCGATGGTCCTGGCTTCGGGCAAGCGTGCTCACTCGCTCGTTGTCGGTGTCGGCACACCGGGATTGGAACGCGAACACAATGCGTTATGGCATTTGCGTTCACAGTATCTCGATGGACGCACCCCTCCAGGGTTCAGCTTCACTGAGTTCTGTGCGCCCGAAAGCTACGACTACCGCGATGAAAAAGGTTGGCGCATAGCCTGTCCCGCGCTCGATGCCGGATATCAGAGCATCGATGCTTTGCAAATCGCGGTCGAAATGTCCCCGCAATCACACTTTGAGATTTTCCATCTGGGGAGATGGGCTGAGGGCGTTGATAATTGGCTCGGCGATGATGGCCGCAAGGTCTGGGACGCACTGAAAGCAACCTATGAGTTCCGAGACGGCGCACCGACGTACGCGGGTCTGGACGTGGGCCTCAAACGCGACTCCACTGCATTGGTGATCGGCCAGTTCCGGCCCAACGGGGTGCTGCACACCAAAGCGAAAATCTGGATGCCCGCCCCAGGCAACGCCATCGACGTGTCGGCCATCATGGCTCACATCCGCGAACTGGACAAACAGTACGAGCTGGTTGAAGTCGCCTATGACCCACGGCTTTTCGAGCTACCAGCACAACAGCTAGCCGATGAAGGCATCGCCATGACCGAAATGCCCCAGAGCCTAGAACGCATGACACCGGCGTTCGCGAACCTCTACCAGGCCATTAAGGATCGGGCGATCTCGCATGACGGAGACGAGCTGTACGCCCGCCAGATTCTCAACGCCGTGGTGCGCAACAACGAACGCGGATTCACGCTGCAAAAACAGAAGTCTCGCGGGAAAATCGATTCCGCGTATGCCCTGATGATGATGTTCGACCGCGCCTCACGCCCGGTCAAGGTACAGCCGCCCCTGGTGGTTCTCTAGAACGCGCCACGTTGTCAACCAGAACCTCACCGTCGATTTAGTTGAAATGGCAAGGGCAGCCCGCGATTCCACTCAACTCAACAGCGACCGCAATACGCCTGATCTAAAATCCCTCCATGTCGAGCTTCGATGATGCTGTCAGGCGACACGCTGCACAAGATGAAGAAGCGACCGCAACGTATGCGCGGCACCAAACCGAGTTGAGGCTTCAGGCTGAAGACGCCGTCATAACAGTCGAGGCAGCGCTTCGTGATTTGTCGCAGTATTTGCATCGAAACAACGCGGCTATTTATCAGTTACGCTATCGAGATCCGTACGCGGGCCGACCAAAATTGCGGCGCTCCGCTCCGCTCGTCGTCTCGCCGGTCGGCTATCCGCTGGGAGATTACCTAATCAAAGACATGGACCGGCCAAAGTTACTTATGGCCGAAGTACTTACGCCGGAAGGCAGGCTTTGGCGTTATAACAACTACAGCCGTTGGGTTTACAAAGCAGCCGACTATGATTACGAAGCGGGTTACGTTCGTATCGACACCGAAACGCTCATGGAAGACAAGCTGAGAGTCGCGGGTCACTGGCCTCGACTTGACCACCACAGCGGCAAGATCGCAGTCGAAGTAGGCATCCCCGGTGAGGTTAATCATTACCGGCTATCGATTGTCGATTATCTCGCGCGCATCGGACTAGACGTTTTATCTCGGGAGCCTCTCCCAAAGCAATTCTTCGCCCCCAAATGATTGAATACTTCGACCTTGCGGCAAGACCGCTGAAGGTCCAGCCGCCCCCGGTACTTCTCTGGAACGCGCCATACTGGGCCGGTCAGGGGTGAAAAACGGCCAGGTGGAGCGAGAATGAGCCACCAACAATCGTTATAAGCAAAAGAGACGGGGACCCATGGAGTCATCCCCTGTCAGACTGTGAACTTTTCAGCCGACCAGCCCAGTCAGTTCACTCGGTCGCGCTTGCTCGAATTGCAAGCTCTGCACGAGGGCTGTAAGTTGCTCCACTCATGCGTCCCGCCTTGGTTTGCGGGCACTACTGCGTCCCACGTTTCGGCCAGTCCAGTGCAAACATTCTCTATTCGCAGCGCACAACGCAATCCGTACGGTCTGGGGATTGATCGGTAGGCCGCGCTGCGTCGTGCTCGTGCCCCGACTGACCTGTCACGCTTGACACTTTGGGTGCGGTCGAAGGCTCGTTGATGGTCGGGACAGCGGTTGACTCGTTCGATTTTGCTTTGCGAAAACCCCTGAGTGTCCACGTAATACGGACATCTCGGTTCGGCACATGGTTTGCGAACTGGCACAGCGCTATTCGTCTCTATCGACCAGCACACGGTAGGTGTCGGTGCGGGTGTAGCGCGTCCCTTTGTTCTTACTCGGTGAGGTGAGTTCGACATTGCCTCGTGTCATGCGTTCCACGTTGCTGATCACCAGGTCATTCCATTCGAGGTAGGGCAACGCGACGACCGTGCCGGATTCGATCACTCCGACGACTGGACCCATGGTGGACGCGAAGTGCGAGTAGACCGAATCAGCGTGTGTTTCAACGAGAATAGGGTTGTTTCCCGGTGCGCGGAACGCTAGCGCCACGTCGAACTCTCCGACGCGGGGATCGTAGCCGGTGACAGTCAACACCAACGCGGTGTCGGGTACGTCGGCTCCGGCGAACAGCACCGCTGGGCGACCGGGGTCTTCGAGGTAGTCGAACGTCGGACTCCATTGTGCCAGTTGCTCATCAGCCAAATAGGCGGCGAATCCTGCGAGGAGATCGACGGTTTCAATGGTTTTCATTTCGTCTCCCGTTGGCCGCTGCGTTGTTGTGTGTTGGCGGCTTTGCAGGCATCGCACTTGCAACCCCAGTTGGTGTATCCGTTCGGTGTCCCGTGCCGTGGGTCACCGGGTGGCAATCCCGCTGCGGTGCGTTCGCGTCGTCGTTGCGCTGCCCGTCGTTCGCGTTGGGCTCGTAGGTCGTCGCTGGCGTCAGCACACGCTCCCGTGTCGGCCAGCACCCGCCGTACCAGTGATGCGCCCCAGGACGTGTGCGCGAACCAGGCATATCGGCTGAGTGTCGCCACCATGTCGAGCAGGTCGTCCACCGATTGCACTTCATCGGTCCAGACCACGAAATGCGGCGTGAGCGGTTTGACGCACTCCGGCGCGCACTTGGCGTGCAGTACCCGCCAGCGTGCTTTGAGGGGTCCGGCTGGCCCTCTCAGCTCACCGTAGGCGGCTGCGGTGCTCTCTCTCAGGTCTACGGCGGCAAATCCGGCTCCCGGTGTCGCGGCGATCACCTTGAGGCATCTGTCGCACACCCAGACGAGTCGGGGTTTGTTCCGTCCCCGTCCCCGTCGCTTGGGGTGCCCGTCCTGGCTCCCAGTGGCCCCAGGATCGATCAACGCGCCATCGGTGGCCGATTCCCCGCGAACGACATTTTTGCCGGCCTCGGAGCCCGCCAGCGTGGTTGTGGTGTCGGTGCGTGCCTTGGTGTCCACCGTCATAGCTCGATACTCCTCGAATTCAGTGACACTGGCGTATAGCGCTGCGGCGTGTCGGTCATATCTGCGATTGACTGTTTCGGTGTGTGCTGTTAGCTGAGTTCCGGACCCTTCTAGACAAATCAGGGTGGACAGGTGGACGGGGTGGACATGGTTTGTGAATTTCCGCGTTTTCGCCCATATCGCGAAATGCACATTTTCTATCTATCCTGGTCTTTTAGTTTTTGCATTGATGACAATTTTCCGAATTCCTCACAGCCGTGTCCACCGTGTCCACCGTGTCCACCGTCGTCGCCCAAGGCCGCCCGGCTTGCCGCGTTCGTTTGCTGGACGACCCGCTGAGGGCTACTTGACATTCAAGATGAAGCCGTCATCGCCGCTGCCGTTGGCCGCGTGCAGCTTCTCGATCCGCCACGAATTGACCAACTGAATTTCAGCATCATCGAAATAGACTCGATCCCGGCTGTTCAATCTCTTTCGTACTTCGGCGCGAGCACAGTATCCGTCGAACTTGTCGCGAAGTAATCGCGCGATGTTTTCAGCCACACGATTCACTGCGCGGTCATTTTTGATTTGTTCGGCAATGTCACCGCGCACTCCGTCCGCTACACCACGATTAGTGTTCTTTTCGTCCAGTTGCAGCTTTAATTCGTCAATCACCGACTGACGTGTTTTATCCGATACCGCCATGACGGTTTCAGCGCGTTCCCAGTCGCCATCGGTGATGGTTGTGCGTCGCCCCTCCAAGGCCATCAACGCGCCAGCCACCTTGAGTCGAACCAGCAGCTTGTGCCCGTCGAGCGGATCAACAGAGACATCGCCACGTGCCACCGCACGACGTGTTGCCCGTATGGCCTCACGTGCCACCTCGGGAATGTCCAGCACGGCGTAGCCAGCGGGATCGGCCAGCTCGGCCAACAGGCGATTTCGTTCGGTGTCGATATCCAGCGGCAACGGATTGACCGTGGCCGGTTCCCACGTGCCGAGATCGCACGGAGCGGGTTCATCCGGCTCGATCTCGGGCATGTACGGGTCAGCGGACGGCAGCCATACGAACCGCTGCGGGGTGCCGCCATCGGCGTCATCGAACAATGGCTGCGCTCGACCTGGCTGCACTCCCATCACCAGACAGAGTCGATATCGGTTCGACTGCAATACAATCCGCTTCTCATCGCCCGCATAGTCTGTGCCCAGACGTTCACCCGACCATCCTTCGCGCAGCGTGGACATGATCGTGGCTCCGCCTCTGGTGGCCGTCGCGACGAGGGTATCGACTTCGGGAATTTTGGCAACTACAGACCATTGAGTTCCCACCTGCTCATACCCACCACCGGCGTTCGCCGGGTTCTTCCGTACGTAGGCAAAACATTTCGCCAAACCTTCGCCGCTACCGGGTTTGCTTGGCGCGTACCCGGGTTCGACTCTGCACCAGCTTTCAGCCGCCGCCATAGCCGCACTCTTGGTGTCGCCGCTGCGACCGATGACCGCGACAAACAGGTTGAGACTGGCGTAATCCCCGATGGTGGGCGGCAACACGACGTGTGGCGGGATCATCGATGCAGCACGGACCAGGCAGTTGCCCAGCATCGCCCACGGTCCAACCATGCGCGCTCGTGCAAATTGGCGAAGGTCGCTCAACTGTGGCGACGACGACCAGAACGATTCGTCTTCCACGCCAACATCGTTGGCCGAAGTGCCGTCACTTGACGCTCGACCGTTGTCACCAGTCGGTTGAGGTTGGCCGCACATCATGCATTCTGACGATTGAACTGCTCGTGGCGGGTTTTCGTTGCCGGGAAAGATATGGCCTGGCGGAATCGGTTGGTTACAGAAGATGCACACCGTAGCCGCTCCGGTAGCGAAAGGTGTTTCTGTACCGACGTTGTCGGAATCCCCTGCTAACATTGAGGTGTTCCTTTCCTGGGAATGATCGCTTCTTGCGGAGCGTGTTTCGGGTCCCGGCGATTACGGTCGCCGGGACTTCCCATTTCTGTGGGACGCTACGCCGACAGTGGCGGGTTGACCGGGAATCGTGCGACCTCGGTGGCGTCGAAAGGTGCAGAAACACACTGGATTTCACCAGTAGTTTCCAGTGGATTCCCAGGATTCTTGGATGCCGCATTCGCGTACTTGAATCTGGTACTTGTCGACCAATGCAACGGCGTGCTCCACGCAGAACTTGAGAATCACCACATCGCTGCCAAATGCAACGGGGAACAACAGTCCTACGTTGATAGGAGTAGGCCGGTCCAATGAATCCCGGTATTCCGGTGCAACCGTTTTCAGTTCGCTCTCGTAGTACTCATGCAAGTTGCGTTGTGTTGCTGCCGACTCAGCCATCGAACCGATGCAATCGCGACCGCAGGTGAGCCGGTGAGTTGTGAGCTTCTGCGCGTGGATACCGCTAGCCAACTCACAATGCACGTCGGCCCGAAGTTCGGCCATCACCGCGTCAAAGGTGTTGTTCCCCCCAAGAATCCAGCGCGTTCCCGATCTGCTGGTCGCGTAGACACCGACAGCGGCCAGGGGATTCACCGCGTCGGGATTGACGGTTTCACCGCTCGATGGTTCGCCGTTGGTTCCGGTCATGTGGTTGGCCACCAACATGTTTCGAGCATCTAGTGCGATCTTCTGGAATTCCTGGCTGAACGGCAGCGCGTGATGCAAACCCTCGATTACCCCGCCGACGGACAGGTTGTGGTGCTCGGCAAGCTTCTCAGCGACGTGTTCGGCGGCACCCATCGCGTCGGCCAGCTCACGCGCTCCTCCTGGCGGGTTTCCGGCTCGGATGGCCTCCACACGGGCCAGGGCTTCGGCTCCACCGGGCATCGCCGCCAGCTTGGCGCGTGCTACGTCGGCCAGGTCGGCACGATGACGTTGGCCGGCATCGATGACGGCGCGTCGAGCGCTGTTGAGGCCCGCTAGGTGGGCAGGGTCAACGGTCACGGTGGCCGGAATTGGTTGGTGTTTCTTGTTTTTCTTGCTCATGATGCGGGCAGATCTGTGCGAACCATGCGGTTGCGTTCCAGCCACGCTTCGATGTCCCGGCGACGGTAGTAGACCCGTCGTGCGATCTTGGTGTAGATAGGTCCGGTTCCCTTGTGGCGCATGATGTTCCACGTTTGCTTGTTGGTGTCGGGGAACAATGTCGGCATGAGTCGAGCGGGGATCATGTCGTCGTCGCGGTAATCGCTGATGGTCGGCTTCTGGTCGAGTTCCATTGATGCATTCCTATCGTAATGATAGGTATGACACACATAATCACACCTATGTCATTCATCATGTGCGGAACTCTGCGGCATGTCAACATGACCGTGTAAACGATCATTATGATATGTTGACCAGATGGAGAAGAGGAATCCGCTCGGGGCTACCGGCGAGACTGTTCGGGCCAACGTCAAACGCTTGCGGGACGCTCAGAACCTTGGCTATGCGGAGTTGTCGCGGCGGCTCAAGGCAGCCGGTCGCGCTGTACCGGAGTTGGGGTTGCGCCGGATCGAAGAGGGCGCGCGGCGTGTGGACACAGACGACCTGATGGCGTTGGCCGAAGCGTTCGGGGTCTCACCGCTCGCGCTGCTGATGCCCGAAACCCCTACTGCTGACGAACAGGTCCAGGCGACGTGTCGCCCGAATGAACCGGCACACCAGCTATGGAATCGTCTGCGGGCGGCTCCATTTCGCAACCCTGACGGCACGATGAACTACCGGCTCTGCCTCGACTCAACTCCGTCGTGGGCAATTGCCGACCTCGGCATCACCGTGGCCACCGTCGATTTCACTAAGGAGGCCAGCAATGGCGACGATTGAAAGCTACCTACTGCCCCGAAAAGACAAAGACGGCAAGCCTCTAAAACCACTGAAGCGCTACATGGTGCGGTACCGCACTCCGCAGCACACTCAAACCAAAAAGCGCGGATTCACAACCAAGCGCGACGCCGAACAGTTCGCCAATACCGTCGAAGTCGAGAAGATGACGGGCAAATACGTCGCTCCCGCCCTCGGTCAAATCACGGTCGCTGATCTGGGACCGGCATGGCTGGCCCGCCAGGCGCATCACAAAGCCAGTTGGTCAGCACGGCTGGAATCAGTGTGGCGGGTTCACGTCGAACCGAAATGGGGGACGCGGCGCATCGCTGACATTCGGCCCACCGAAGTTCAAAAGTGGATTGCTGAGTTGGCGCTGTCTCCGTCGTCGGTAGCTCATGCACAGACCGTTCTGGCGGGCATCTTGGACGATGCCGTGAGTGATCGGCGTCTGGCGCTTAATCCGGCTCGTGGCGTGAAACTCCCCCGCAAGACGACGACCAAGCCGCGCAACTACTTGACCGCTGCACAGGTGAGTTCGTTGGCCGACGAATCAAAGCACCCGGACATCGTTTTGCTGCTTGCAACGACCGGCCTGCGTTGGGGCGAAATGGCAGCGTTGCGCGTGCGCGATATCGACCTCGGTCGGGGTCGTATTCGCGTCGAGCGTTCCGCGTCGAAAGTGAATTCCGAGACGATCATCGGCACGACCAAGACGCACGCGGCCCGTTCGGTCGCTGTGTCGTCGTCGGTGCTCAAACTGATGGCCCCGGCGATGGTCGGCAAGTCCCCCGATGAATTGCTCTGGTGCCGCGCCGATGGGCAGCCATTGCGGCCACCTACCACCACCCATTGGTTCGGTGCAGCGGTCACCCGGTGTCAGGCTGCCGATGCGCTATTCCCCCGCGTCACCGTCCACGAGCTGCGCCACACGGCGGCGTCGTTGATGATCGCCAGCGGGGCCAACGTCAAGACCGTACAGAGCCAGCTCGGGCACAAGACGGCCACGATGACGCTCGATCAGTACGGGCACCTGTTCCCCGATGATCTCGATGACGTGGCCGACAAGATGGACGACCTCGTGGTGAAATGTGCCCAAAGTGTGCCCACAAACAAAACAGGCCAGAGCGAAATGCACTCTGACCTGCTTGTTTACTGCTTATTCAGTTGTGGAGCTGCCGGGAATTGA